CTCACAGAACATTCTAAGTTAGTCATAGACGAATACATCTACGACCCCGACCCATCAAAATCTAAGATGGCTTTGAAGTTTGCTAGTGGTACAGCAAGGTTTATCACGGGCAAATTCAACAACAAAAGCAATATATCTATCAAAACTCCTACTGCTGATATAGCTATTCGTGGTACGGACTTTACATGCACAGTAGACGAACTTGGCCGATCACTTGTAATACTATTGCCTGATGAAAACGGTATATCTAGTGGAGAGATTGTTGTGGCAACTGCAATGGGGAGTGTTACCTTAAACAAGCCCTACCAGGCAACAACTGTATCTGTATACGAAAACAACCCCACAACGCCTGTTGAGTTAGATATTACACTAGACCTAATAGACAACATGTTAATTGTTAACCCCCCAGAGGAGACAGAACAGCAGACAGAACAAACCCAATCAAGAACCACAGTAGATTATTTAGAGTTTGATGATTTAGATATTGATTATCTCAACGAGGATTTTCTGGATGCAGAAGAAGAACTTGAGTTTACCGAGCTAGATGTTAACTATTTAGACGTGAATTTTCTTGAAGACTTGCTAAATGTGTTGGACGCACTAGCCATAGAGAAAGAAGAGGACGCACTGAAGCAAGGTGGTGTAGGAATTAGAATAACTGGCACAGAGATTGGTCAAGATAAAGATACACAGATAACGACAATAGTATCTGGACAGAATATAAGCCTAACTAGAACTGTAAACCAAAGCGCTAAAATAAATTTAGATGGTTCTGGTAGCTACACAGTTGTATTTATACAAGATGGCGTATCTAATACAGTTAAAATAAATGGCGGCTCTTCAACTACAATAACGATTAAACAAGGAACAGGATGAAAAAAATACAATTTGGGGTTTTAGTAGCATTGCTTAGCTTGCCATTGTTTTACTCAATACCTGTACTAGAAGTAATTAAACTTAAAACTTTTGATGCGTTAGTACCTAAACAACCTCCTTCAGACTACTTTACGATATTAAATATTACAGAAGAAGACATTGCGAATGAAGGCGGCTACCCTTTATCAAGACAGACTTTAGCTCAAATTCATATAAATCTTTTACGCAACGGTGCTATAGGAGTTGGGTGGGTTATGGCTTTTCCACAACCTGACAGGTTTGGCGGTGACTTTGAGTTTATGGAAGCTCTCTCCTTCTCTCCAAGCGTGCTTGCTATGTTTGAAAACAACACGGACGAATATCCTCCAACCACGGGCACGGTCATACTCGGTGACGGAACAGGCGGCATCCCGGCAGAAGGTGTAATACAAAACATAGAAGCACTAAAAAAGAATGCCAATCAGGGTATTGCAGTTGCTAGAACTGATATTGATAATTTAGTTCGTAGGCTACCATTACTTATGCGCACCCCTGATGGGTGGGTTCCTTCTTACGGTACAGAAGTTCTTAAGATCTTAGCAGGTGCTGACACTTATGTTATAAGATCTAGTGATGATGTAATACAAGAGGTACGAGTAAAAGGACTTCCTCCAGTAAAAACAGATAGCTTAGGTCGTAAGTGGATAAGTTGGGTAGATACACCACAGACTACTCTTGCTGAAATGAA